GTGTGATAATAATGATGATGTAAGAGAATGGTCCAGTGAAGAAATAGTTGTTCCTTACTTTTATCAAGTTGATAAAAAATACCACAGATATTTTGTTGATTTAAAAATAAAATATAAAAGTGGTAAGGTTGTTCTAGTTGAAATAAAACCAGAAAAAGAAACAGAATTACCTCAAGGTCAAAAGAGAACAAAAAAATATATTAATGAGGCCTTAACATATGTAAAAAATATGAACAAATGGGAGGCCGCTGATAATTATGCAAAGGATAGAGGTTGGGAGTTTCAGGTATGGACAGAGAAAACATTACAGGAAATGAAACTTATGACTAAAATGCCAGGTAAATTAAAACCATTAAAACCATATAAACCTTACAAAAAACCTAAAAAAATGAATAAATAGAGATATGAGTAATTTATTTGCAAATTTGGAAAGAGAAGCTTTTAGAGCTGGTATTACACCTCGAACAAAAGAATCACGTACATGGTTTCGTGGTAAAGTAAAAAATATGCAAAATATCAGTCGTACTGATTTAATTAAAGATGAATCCTTATTACCTGGTGAAACTGAATTAGTAGGTTCAATGAACATGTTTTTTTATGACCCCAAAACAAAGGACACATTACCATTTTATGATAGGTTTCCACTTGTTGTTATTGTGGGACCAGCAAAAGGTGGATTTTATGGATTAAATTTACATTATTTACCTATGAATTTAAGAGCCAAATTATTAGATGGTTTGTTGGATAATTTAAGTAATAAAAAATATGATGAAACAACAAGGTTTAGATTAAATTATGGTTTACTACAAAGAACATCAAAATTAAGATATTTTAAACCATGTTTTAAGCACTATCTAAATGAATATGTAAAAAGTAAAATTGCTAAGGTGCCATCACCAGAATGGGAAATTGCAACCTTTTTACCCACTGCAAGTTTTAAAAAATCAAATACAAGTAATGTATATAAAGTTTCAAGGAGTATGATTTAATGGCATCAATTGATGAATTAAAAGGTTTAATTAGCAGTAAAGGTGGTTTAGCCAGAACAAATCAGTTTTTAATTCAAATACCTTCATTCAGAACATTAAATATACCTTTCATATCTGATTTTTTTGGATTTAGTTTACCAATACCTTCCGTAAATGATATACCAGGAATTATTGATAAAAATCCTACATCAAGAGAATTGGATTTATTATGTAAAACGGCAACAATCCCTGGTAAACAAATCTTAACGAGGGAAAGAGCGATAGGCATGCAACCTGAGTTAGTTGCATATGGTTATGCAGTCCCTGATGTTTCATTAACATTTCACTTGTTAAATGATTATGGTGTTATGAAATTCTTTGAAGGTTGGAAAAGGTCTATAATAAATGAAAATGTAGGAGAGGTTGGTTATAAACTTGACTATCAAAGAGATATAAAAATTCATCAATTAAAAAGACCTATATCAAATACAGAAGCTAAAAAAGGACCATTTGATTTAATATTAGGACCAAATGGTAATACAGTTTATACAGTTATATTGGAAAATGCATTTCCAACAACTATCCAATCAGTTGATTTAACAAATGATTTGGATGCTATTGCAGAGGTTACTGTGCAAATAAGTTATACAAATGTAAAAATAATTGAACAGAATTTTGTTTCTGGTTTAGTTAGATTAGGATTAGGAATATAATATGGCTAAAAGAAAAAAAAGTAGAAGTAGTAGAACTTCTGGCGGTGGAAGTAACCACAATACAAAACTACGAAATGAGAATCGCCGTGAGTGGAATGAAAGTATAGATAGATTTATAGCACAAGTTCAAGCATTTAATCTTGGAAAAAAATCAAAAATAACTATACCGAATCCTAATAAAAATGAAACAAATAAACGATTTATAAAAGTTGACGCTTGGGAAGTATTGAAAAGGAGAGCATAATGGCATTACCCAAATTAAATGATGTACCAATGTATACCACTGTAATTCCATCAACAGGAAAACAAGTTCAATATAGACCTTTTTTGGTAAAAGAACAAAAGGTTTTATTGGTTGCATATGAATCACAAGATAGAAAACAAATAATAAATGCTATGTTGGATACTATTGAATCTTGTACAAATAATCAAGTGCAGGGTCAGAAACTTTCAACATTTGATGTTGATTATATGTTTACACAAATAAGAAGTAAATCTGCTGGTGAAAAAGCAACATTAAATTTAAAATGTGAAAGTTGTCAAGAAGAAACACCTTTTACTGTAAATTTAACTGAAATTAATGTACCATCACCATCTGGACATTATGATATAAATTTAACAGATAATATAAAAATAAGAATGAAATATCCCACATATCTTGATGTCCTTGAAAATGATAAATTAAATTCAGAAACCATGGGAGCTGAATTTATGATGGAATTTATGATAGCATGTATTGAATCTGTTACCACAAATGAGGAACAAATTCAGTTAAAAGATGAACCGCATGAAGAAAAGATTGAATTTATAGATTCACTAAACAATGAACAATTTGAAAAAATAAGTGAATTTGTTAGAAATATTCCAAAGGTTACACAACAGGTAAAAGTTAGCTGTAATAAGTGCGGACATAGTAATGATAGAACATTGGAGGGTATGGAAAATTTTTTTTAATATGCCTCTCACATGAGAGTCTAGAGAATTATTATCAAATTAATTTTCAACTCATGCAAAATTTTAATTATTCTTTGACTGAATTAGATAATATGTTACCATGGGAGAGGGAAATTTATATAACTTTGTTACAACAATACATTAAGGAACAAAACGAAAGAGCTAAAAACAAATGACAACATTAGCAGATGTAAATAAAACTCTGAATAATACGGAATCAAATAACATTGAAAGATATGAGGATTTGATTACCAGATTATCTCCTATGGAATCAAATGTTGCAAGTCTAGCATCTGATTTAAAATTATCAAATACATACCTTGAAAAAATGTCCAATATTATGAGTGAACAATTAAAGGTTTCACTTGAACAATCCAAAATATTGGAAGGACAAAGATTTGATGCATTAGAAGCAGCTGCAGAAAACAGAAATGCAATTAGAGGTTTACAGACTACTGTTGGTGCTGGCGCTGCAGGTGGTGGATTTTTTGGTATGGGTGGACGTGTAGGTCCAGGTATGGGTGGACGTGCCGGTGGTATAGGTCGATTCTTACCTGATATATTAACAGGATTAGCTGGTGGCGTTGGTTATGGATATGGAACAAGTCGGCTAAGAAATTCTCTAGGTGGAACAAGAGGTTTAGGTTTTCGTAGTTTAGGTGGTGCACGAGGTGGTGGATTGCCTTTTGGTGGACCTGGTTTACTTAGTAGAGGTTTAACAGTAGGTCGTTTAGGTTTAGGTTTATTAGGTGGACCTGTTGGTTTGGCATTGTCTGCAGGAGTAATAGGTTTTATGGCCACAAATGCATTAATGCAGAGTGAGGCCTGGGAAAAATTAACAGAGGCTATTAATAATTTGAAGGAACGTGGTGATGAAGGATTGCAAGAGGCAGGTCAATTTAATAAAGAAAGATTAAGTGCCATAGGTGCAATTGATGAAGCAGGTATTATGACTGCACTTGCAGATACTGCATTTGGTGGTCAATTAGGTTTGGAAGGTTTAAATTTAGAACAAGCAGCAAAAGCAATTGATGAAAAACTATTTGCACCAAATATGGAAGCAATTAAATTATTTAGAGATATTGATGCTAGTGCAACATCACAACAAGAATATAAAGAATTACAAGATGCAAATAATGCGGCCCTTAAGGTTAATACAGAAGAAATAAAAAGAATGGACGAAGAGGCTGCAAACTTTAATGCAAACTTTAAAGGAAATGTGCAAGGGTTTTTTGATTGGTTGACAAGTTTTAATTCATCTGGGGCATATGAAAATTATACTGACCCTAGATTAAGACCATTGGATAATAATAGAGGTGAAGAATTAGCTAATGATATTACTGAATCAATGAGCCCAACAACCAGCGGCGGACCACCTAATATGAATACAATAATTTCTGATAATTCAAATAATAGTGTCAATAGTAGTACTAATATATTAGGAAATAGAGAAAAACCTATAGATATGTATTTAGGAAGACCACCTATTGGAGTTTATGCAGATTAAAAAAAGGGGACCGAAGTCCCCTCTCTTCTAGTTTTCAGCGGCAAGTTTTGCAAAATAAGACATCGTCTCATCTTCATCATCAAGTTGAACACTTTCCGCTGTTACAGGGTCCTGAACTTTAGGCTGAGGAGTTGCCTCTGGTTCATTCATCTGTACTTCTTGTTTTAGGGTCATAGGACCTTCATCAACATCTTCACCAAGAACTCTCATTAACTTGGATTTTAACTCATCATAGGTTTTATAATTACTTGGGTCAACAAAATCTTTTAGAGCATGCACTTGAGAGTATATAGCCTCTAGTTTGGTTTCATCGCCATCAAATAATTGTGATGGTTCTGCAAATTCGGACTTATCATAATTTCTGTAACCTTCGAGGTTTCTTATTTTAAGTTTGAAATCTGCACCACCCCATAAATCAAATGGATTGATTGGAGTTTCATCTTGGAAGGCAGGTTGCATTACGTCCATAAGTTTTTCAAATATTTTTTTACCGAACTTATATAACATAACTTTACCTTCGTTCTGAGGATTGCCAGAGTCATTAACAACATATATGTTTGCCACATAATGTAATCTTCTTTTTCTTTCTCTAACAATTGCTTTATCCTCATCACTACCAGAATTCCATAGCCTTGAGTTCATTTCTGATACAGGGTCGGCCTGTCCAATTGAGGTTAATGAATTTTCAATATACCATAAACCTGTTGGGCCTTTAAAACCGTGATCCCAATATCTAACCCAAGGAAGGTCTTCACCGTCCTGTGATGGTAAGAAACGAATAACTGCATAACCATTACCTGCTTTATCAACAGTTGGTTTCCAAATTCTATCATCACCATATGATTTTTGTTCAGTAGAAGTTGAACCACCTGCTGCCTCTGCAGCCTTTAATAGTTTATCAATTTGATTTTTGTTTCTTTTTAAATTTTCTAACGACATATTTTTTTCCTTATATTAACTGAAATATTAACTGTATTATTCAAATGTTATTGTATTGTTTTTTGGCAAGAGATTAAGCTGTCTTGCCTCAGCCTCTAGT